TTGAATAAATGAGCAAACAACGGTGGGGGCAAGAAAAACACCTTGCATGGCAAAGCGCCATTCGTATAATCCCTCGCAGCTGCCCGGGTGGCGAAATCGGTAGACGCAGCGGATTCAAAATCCGCCGGTGAATAACCGTGTCGGTTCGAGTCCGACCCCGGGCACCATTAGAATTCAATGACTTAAGGCCATCCTAACGGATGGCCTTTTGTTTTTCTGGGGGTAAGTGGCGACAGAGTGGCGACAGCGATTCTGGTGATCGGTTTCCTTCGGTGTTCACTTCTCCCAGCGTGACCGGACACAAACAATAAAAAACCTCTTTTCCGTGGCGCACTCGCCACAGCTCCCTCCCTGCTCAGTGCTGTTTCAATATTTCAGTTTCCATAATCCCGCATTTTTAACCTAACCAACTGAAACAAAAGAGATTTAGCAAAGCAGGCCGCGCACAACGAGATCCCCCGAGATCGTCCCAATTCCCACGGAAAACACTAACACCCCTGCAATATCAACAGCTTGCATTTTCTCGCCCGCTGGAATCCGGTGGTGATAACTGCAAAACAGTGAAAAAAAGATCCTTCTTTGCAGATCCTCAACGCGCCCGAGATCCTTTATCTGGCGCGGCCTGGGCATATGGTTTTGCGGTAATCCACTTTTGCAAAAAATTTATTTGATGAGCCGCGCAGGCGGGAGCGGAAGAGCGCGGATTCCGTGACGCAGACGCCGCCGTGGGCTTCTCCGCCACGCGCTGGCGGCTGTGCGCGGCCCTGAGCTTCACGTATGCTGTGCGCCTGCCTGATGGCGCCCCTAACATGCGGCGCCCTTCCCTGGCCATGCTCAGGCGTTGTCAGGCAGATAGAAGAAGGCCCCGCAGATGCGGGGCCTTCTTTGCTTTTTTGCTTGGTGGGTTACTCGATGATGGGGGCGAGGGTGCTGGCAAGTTGCCCAGCCTGCTGGCTCTGGGCGGTGAATGTCTCGGCATTGGTTGGCCCTGGCCCGCCGTGGTTGTGGCTCGCGGCTGTGGCGGCCAACTGCTCCACTACTGTCATCAGTTGGTTTAGCAGGCGGAAGATGTTGGTTCCCTCGGTACCCATCCACGACTTTGGCGCCTCGAAGTGCTGTAGCTCACCGGCCAGTGCCCGGCGAACTAGCGCGACATCCTCCTCCAGATTTCCGCCGGTGGTGGTGCTCATGTTGCCAGCGCTTCCCAGGATCATATCCTCAGCCGTCAGCAGCTCGATATCCCCGAGCGCCTCGATGCGCTTCATGGCCCCGATCTCTTCCACGCTGTTGGCCAAGACAGTCAGCTGGTGCTGGCCGAACTCGCCCAGGTATTCGTCGGCCTCGCGGATCATCCGCAGCGCCTTGTCGTGCTGGCGGCGGTCGGTGTGGCGGGTTTGGTTGCCCACTGTATCGGTGCGGCTGAACACCTCGGCCCGTTGCTGCTGCAGCTGTTCGCCCGGCTCGATATCCGGCAGCGGCCAGCCAGTGCCCAGGATAGTACGGATAAAGGGGCGATCGGCTCGACCGAAGGCAAACCCCAGCTCGACCAGCGTCCCCTCGACAGGGAACTGCAGCAACCCCTGTTCAGGTCCGCCGAACATCACCGGCAGCGGCACGGCGCGATAGAGCGGCGCCTGTTCGTCCGGCTTGCCATCCTCTCCCAGCAGCTGCACATCCACCGCATAGCGCGGGCGGAACGGATCATTGAGCTGGCCAGCGGCGGCCCTGTCACTGATGGCCTCGACCCTGCCGAACTTTGGCAGGTGCATCTTGTCGGCCAGTTCTGGGAACTCTCCCTCCATCTTGCGGCGCTCTGGCGACTTGACCGGTTTATCCGGGGTGGCTGTGGTGAGCGTCATCTCATCACCCTTGAGGCGCACCCGCACCACCCGCTGACCGTTGACGATGGCACCCGGGCGCATGGACGGGATCGGTGCGGTGGTGATGGTGTTGCCAGCCTGACGGGCAGAGAAGGACGGATCAAGCTCGACCGGCCGCCCAGCCCAACGGCTATGGGCATGACTGCCCACGAAGATTGCGCCATCCGGCTGTTGATGCCAGATGAAATCCGGTACCGAGAAGGCGCGGCCCGCGTTGTTCAGCAACTGATAACCGGTGCCCGCGCTGGTGAAGTTGGGGATCTGGGTGTCGGTGTAGTCCACCCCATCAGGCAGCAAGAAGGTGAGGCTGGTTTGTTCAGACAGCCACGCCAGCACACTGCGCAGGGTTGGGTGCTGAATGCTGATAGGGAACCGGCTACCCAATACCCCCGCCAGCTCACGGCACATCAGCTTGCTGGCCCCGTTGGCGGCTGGCTGCACATCATAGACATATCCGGTGAACCAGCGGCGCAGCTGGCTGTTATAGCCAATGTCCACGGTCATCACCTGCCCCTTGCTCGCGGCCCCCTCAATGGTCATCGAGGCGCGGCCACCGGCTGACAAGTCCAGCACCATGTCATGGTCTACCAGGTGACGCGGCTCGCCACCTACCGTCATATTGGTCGCAAGTTTCACGCCATTACATCTCCCAGCTTGTCATCCAGCCCCTTGACCATCCTTTCCCAGGAGCTCAACTGCTCTTGCTCGGTGGTAGCTGGGGTGCTGGCTGTATTGGCTGTCGATGCGTTCTCTGCTCCCTGCCCGACAGTCGCCTTTGGCTTTGGCTGGCGCTGCTCGCGCTTCTCCGGTACCGAGTTATGCTCGCGCAAGGTGAATTGCACCTGCCACGCCAGCAGCCCCTCCTGTTCGCTGGCAGTGATGCGCCCCGCGAACTTGGCCTGGCGTACCTTCACGCCTTTGGCCAGCAACGAACCGACCCGATAGATATGGCGCTGCCCGCCGTCTTGCTTGGCGGCGGCCAGCTCAAACAGCCGGTTCAGGGTCTGCTCATCGTTGAACGGTACCAAGCCAGATACATCAAGCTCCTTGGCCTTCTCCCCCTGCTCCGAGCTGCTGGTCGAGCTGGTTTGGCCGCTGTTGTCCTTGTCCTGAAACTGCATCGATGCCGAGATCCGCATCGACTTCATCACAATGGGCTCACCGTCCAGGGTGAGCATGGCTGTCCGGCTCATTTGGTTAACTCCTGCCAGTAGGTGAGCGGCTCAGGTGAGAGCAGCATGGCGCCGACGGCGTGGCTGTGGTCAGGGTGATCGCTCTGTAGCAACTGGGCGGCAAGGCTAGCCGGATCGCCATATCCGTGCCAGCTCCACAGCTCGCCAGCCAAGCTCGGCGTGGTGGCCAGCTCGGCGTCCAGTTCGGCGATGCGGGCGGCGCGCTTGTTGGTCAGCGCGGCCAGCTTGGCGCGGGTGGTGTCCGGTGATGGCGAATTGTCCCCGCTCTGCTGCAAGGCGGAGCGAGCGGCAGAGACCAGCAGGTGACGGCGCAGCGGATCCCAGATCAGCGGGTCGCCCGCCTTCCAGCGTGGCACCATAGCCGCCGCTGGCTGTGCCATCAGGTTGTTTTCTGCTGTAAGGCGGCGCAGTGTGGCGCACCACTCAGGCAAAGGCAGCACACTGCACACCTCGGTCAGCTTGGCGGCCAGTTCTTGTTCGCTATTTGCAGAAACCATCCATGTCACGGCATATAGCTGCCCTTTAGGCTTTAGATAGTCAGCACCATCATTTAACTTTGCAGACAGCAAACCCAAACAAAACAAAGCATCACCGCTACAAAACAAACATGAACTCACACACACTCCTTAAACCCTATCGTTTGCTACACCTTCAATAACAAATGTAGCAAACACCCCCGAATCACCATTCGTGATTGCAGATGCTCTCACATAGCCACTACTACCACCATCCGCATACAAAATTACAAATTGAACTCGATTACTACTAGGCACAATCTCAGCAACAACATCCACCGGAACCCTGCCATTCCCCTCATAGGCTTTTCTAAATAAATAAAGGAACCGCGACACACTAGCAAACCCTCTTATAGTGTTTACCTGTATGTAATCAGGAAGCGTAATATACAGAATCTCATTACTATCAGATGGCACCAACACGCCCGAGTCATTAATGGTAAAAGCCAGATCTACAACACCATAATCAGGGGTTTGCTTAAATGATACAGAGCTAAGGAAATTACACTTTGGCGTAAAATAACCAAAATTGCCACTAATATATCTACCTATAGAACCACCCCTGAACGTATTGTTCACAGGTGATGCATACTTTTCAAAAACAACTACCGGTTGCTTTGTTTTTAACGGCTTTAAATCATTAAACCCAGAAACCTCACATTGCTGTGCACTTATTATCAAAGGGATGATTGTTTTATCTGGATTGGTATGATGACCAAGATGCTTGCACGACAAAAGACTCGAGTACCAACCATCCACAACATACCCAGCCCCACCGTTTTCCCTGCTTGGATCTTGATAAACATCAATCCTCGTCGGTGAATCAGCATAGCATGACAAAAATGTGTTCTTTTCGGCGCCCTCAGTAACATAAAAACCAAAAAACATCCTTCCCAGCTCACCTATATCCATCCCCTCCGTATTCCCCCAAGGGTGGACGGCCTCAATGTGGTTTGAGCCACCAGTAACCCTGCACCCAGTGGCATAACCAACAGGCACCACGTTACAAATGTACCCATCTGAGCAATTCACACCTAAACCTATAGACGCATCACTTCTGGCATTGGAAACAATAACGTTGACATCTTGAATGTTTGGCTCATACCCTTCCTGGACTCTTAACCCGCCCATGTTCGCCCCTGTAATCACAACATCCTTACACGCCGTATTAATTGACCGCCTTACAACAAGAGCCTCTGCATCAACCCCCTTTTCAAAATCCTTAGCATATAAACGCAGGCCACACATCGATGTTCTACCAGGCAAAGTCCAAGTATGCGATGGGTCATAAAATGGATACGCATAACCACCATCTATTTGATATAAAACATCACCAACAAAGTCATTGCCTATAGAGCAAACACACTCCCATCTAACCCTTGTTCTAGGCGGCTGAATAATCGGTCTTGAAACCACAAAACCCACATCACACACAACAACGCAATCACGCCCAACCGCTGCCGCTAATGCTGAGTCAACAGCATCATGAACACTCAAGAAAGGCATCCTGTATTTACTTATATAAATGTTCTCATCTAAAAATGTATCCCTAAGAAGATTGTCACACTTAACCCAATGCATTCCGCTTTGCACTTCATTCAAATCAACCTTTTTTGGCAAATCTCCTGTCCATGCATAAGCCCCCTTGCCGTCTTTGCTGAGCACCACCTGATTTGCCGTTTCGATGATCATCTCTACACCGAACTGGCCGATAAGGTCATACCCCGCCTCGGCCATCGAGCGCTTCCACAGGGCGAAGGTGTCAGGTATTGAGCCTGCCCCACCACTGCCACCGCCTGCACTGCCCCGGCCATCCTCGATAGTGCTATCAGCCAGTATGGTGCCCAGCTTGGCTACATAGTGCTGATAGCCGTTGCTGTCCACATGGTCGGTCAGATCCGCCACGCTGGTGATGATGGTGAAGTGGTTCTGATGTTCGGAGAGCAGCGAACCGGCGCGATGAACATCAACCCAGACGCCGATCGGCTTGGTGCCCGGGTTGATGACCTCCGGCGCGTTCAGTTCTACCCTCAGGCCGCCGACGATGGCCACGCCCTGGCTGACCTGATAGGCGCCATCCTTCTCGACCACCTTGAAGCCGTCACCGACAAAGGTGTGATGGCCATAGAGATCGGCCTGCAGCTGGCGGATATCTTCATCCATCCCGCGCAGGCGGGCGGCATAGTCAATCTGCCATGTTCCGGCATCCACATGGGTGAGGGTGGCCTCTGCGGCTTGGTCGTAACCCATCAGCATGGACTTGACCAGGGAGTTACCGGTCTGGCCGGTGGTCTGGTCGGTCTTGAGCTTGGTCTCGCGGCCCTTATAGACAATCATCCCGATCACGCCGTTGGCCTTGTTGCGCAGGTACATGGCGTTGAATGAGAAGTCTCCTACCGTGGTATCCATCACGATGGTGTAGGCCACCGCGTTGTTGTTGATGCGGCCGCGCTGGTCCACGTTCTGGCGATGCACGATCTGGCTTTCCGGCGGCAGGCCGGTCTCCGGATCAATGGGGGAGGTGATATCCAGATTGGGGATATCAGCCAGGATAAACTCATCCAGCACGACCGGTTGCTCTGCGGCCAAGCAAGACTGCCAATATTGTTCGAATGCGTTGGTAATGACCTGGCTCATCAGGACTCCTTGCGGGGCAGGGTGGCCCCAAAAACGTGTTGAATGAAATGGATTTGACCGGCGCGCAGGTAACCCTTGCAGGCTGGTTTATTGAGGGTGGCGGCGAACACCTGATGGCCCATGTCGATACGACCGGCATGCAGATATCCCATCGCCGGATAGAGCACCTGGAAGCGGTAGCGGCGGCAGGTGCGGCCGTAGTGCTGGATCAGGGTTTCCATCAGTTGCTGGTTTTGTGTCAGGGCGCTGTCAGCCACCTCGATGGTGATAACGTCCCACGGGGTACCGTCCTGGCGTTCGTGCAGTTCGCACCAACCGATGCCAAGACGTTCAAAAATGCGCTTGAAGCCCGCGACCTCGCCCGAGTCTTGAGCGTTGATAAAGGCGTACTTGACGCGCTTGCGGTAGAGGGCGAGCGGCTCCCCCTTGAAGCGGGTGATATCGCGCTCCCATGCCAGCAACGCCAGCATGGCCTCTGAACAGGTCAGCGGGTCTTGTTGCGCCAGCGGCTGCAACAGCCAGCCACGCATCCGGCGCCAGAACGCCATGATGCCCTTGGCCAAGAAGGCGGGTTCCTGTACCCCATCGGCGATGGTCTTGCCATCCTCCCACCACGGCGCCTGACTATCCGGCAGCTGTGGCGCCAGCTCCTGGTGGTTGAGCTCTTTGGCTTTAGTCATTGAGCGTCACCTCGATGGCGGCCAAGCGCGGGATCTCGAGACCAGAGACGATATCCAGCTCGGTGAAGTGCAGGCTCTTGATCTCTGGGAATGCCTGATGGAGCTCACGGCCCAGCTGGCTCAGCGAAAAGCGGGATTGCGGCCATGTGCGGGTCACTGCCGGGTAGTCTGCTGATTGCCGGAATGCCGCCTGGATCAGCAGCTTCACCTCGCTGACCAGCGCCAGCCGCTGCTCAGCGGCCAAGTTCTCGACCGGCCACAACTCAAGGTGCAGGGAGTGCTCGGTTTCCGGTATGGCCATCACCTGCAGGTCATCCCCGTGGCCGTGGTTGCCCTGGTTGTTCACGTAGTCGTTGAGCTTTTCGATCAAGCTGGCGGGAGTGGTACCCACCTCCAGCAGGATGAAGGCGTTGGCGGTACCCGGCCCCCGCGGTGCATCGTGCTCGAAGAAGATGTGGTCGGCGCGAATGCCCGCCACGCTGGCGAGCATGGAGCGGTAAATGGCATCGATGTGATAGCGACCCACGGCCGAGAACTGGTTCTTGATGCGCAGGCCCAGCGCGTCATTGCTCTCGGCGTCTGCGCCCTGGGTGGTGATCCACTCCTTCTCAGAGTTGCGGGCAGACAGGATGCCGGTGATCGGCTTGCTCAGCAGGTTGTAATAGCCGGGGGCCAGATTCCATGCCACCCCGGCGAACTCGGCCTCGCAGACGACCCGCGCCACCGCTTCACCCGCAGGGCTTACCACCGCCTGCACCGGCTTGACGCGGTAGATTGTGCCGTTGATGCGCTCGGTGGTGACCCACACATCATCCGGGATCGTGGTGGCCTCTGCCGGATTCACCTTGGTGAAGTTGACGATTCCCCTGGTCTTCTGGGCAGGCTTGCGGGTCAAGTCCACATCCCATGCCTTGAGATCCAGATAGCTGTCGGTCGCCGTGGCGGCAAAGCTTGCTGGCAGCACATGGCCCGCCAGCAGGATACGGATCAGCCACAGCGCCGGAGTGATGACCACGGCGCGCACCAGCCGCCAGAACGGGCTCACATCGCTGTCGTTGGTGATGAGCGAACCGGCGGCCTCCACCTCCTTCTTGAGCTCGACCTCCATGGCCTCTTCGGTTGTCGGTACCCCGCTTTTTGCCAGCAGGGCCATAAAATCCACGGTTGGGCGCAGGTTCACAGGGTTACCTCCAGATCGCCAAATTCATAAGTGCGGGCGGTGACCAGGATGCGGTCTGGTGCCTCTTCGCTGATCACGATGGTGCCGGGGATCAGCCGGGTGTCGTTCTCGACCAGCAGCTCGATTTCGGTCATCACATCGGCGCGCAGGGTGGGGCTGCGCTCGCCGATCAGCTTGCTGGCCAGCCCTGACTCCATGATCCGGTGCTTGATGTCCTGACCGATGCTGTGGCGGTCTTGGGTGTAACGTGGTTGGCCACCGGCATCCAGCTGCCATGCCCCGTCTACCACCCAGATATCGATGTACTTGGCATCACTCATCACGGGGTCTCCAGCCATGCGTTTTCGGCCATCTGCTCAGGGGTCATCGGGTTCTGGCTGGTCATGTGGACCTCACCGATGTGCAGCACTTTGGCAGGTTTCTGGTTGGCGGTGGTGGCAGCGGCGTTTGCCTGGATCAGCTGCTGGCCAAGCCCACCCGATGGGATGCTGTTTCCCCCTTCGCGATAGCGAGCGAGCGGGGCGTTGATGTTGGCAGGGTTCGGCAGGTTCAGATCAGGCATCGAGCCCGCTTCGATGTTGACGCCCGGGATCATGTTCAGCTTGTCGATCAGCCAGTCGATGGACTTGCCGAGCAACTGGAACACACCCCAGTCAGAGAAGGTATTTTTCAGGTCGTCCCAGTAGTAGATGACCGCCGCCACGGCACCGATCAGCAGCACGATGCTAGCCACGATCAGGCCGATGGGGTTGGCGTACATGGCGATGTTGACCGCCAGCATGATGGCCCGAAACGACACAAGGCCCGCTTTCAGCAGGTTTAGCGGGGCAATGATGATTGACCAGGCGATGCCCAGCCCCAGCGTGGCCAGCTTGGCAATCCCGGCAACCAGCATCCAGGTGCCTGTGACCATGCTTAAGCCAACGATGGCCAGCGCGGCATAGCTGATCAGCTTGGTCAGGTTCGGGAATAGGTGCGTCCAGCGCAGCACATCGTTGGCGCCATCGGCAAAGGCGCCCACCACGGCATTGATGGCGGGCAGCACCACCCCGAACGCGGCGGCGCGGATGGCGAACCACGCCTGTTCGACCCGCTGCCACTGGTCTGTCATGGCGGCGGCCATCTGTTCGGCCTTGCCCATGCCGTGGGTGTTGGCCAGAGCGTTGATATTGGTGGCCAACCCCTTGGTGTTGGTCATCAACAGTTTGACCATGCTGACCGCTTCGTCAGATCCGAATGCCTTCTTGAGCTCGTCTCCTTCGGCCACGCTCAGGGTTTCGCCATAGCGCCCCTTGAGCTGGTCCAGCACTGTGAGCACCGGCAGCATGTTGCCCGCGGCATCGGTGAACTGCATGCCGAGGGTTTTCTGGGCATTGCCCACACCTGCCAGAAATGCCTTGAACTTGGTGCCTGCCTCGCCGCCGCTCATGGTTGATTGCAGCATGCCGAGCACGGCGAACTGTTCATCCATCGAGATCCCGGCGGCGGTGGCATTGGCCCCGATCGCCCCGAAGGCATCGGCCATGCCTTGGCCGGTGGTCTTGAACATCTGCACGGCGGTGGCGGTCTTGCCTGCCAAGTCTTCCACCCAGTTGGCCTTGCCCATCATCTTGGCCTGCTGCTCGAAGATGCCGTACATGGTGCCCATGTAGTTGGTGATGGTGGCGGTGTCGGCCTTGGTCGCCTTGGCCAAGGTGGTGGAGGCGCGGGTAAAGGCGGGCAGCTCGTTACCTTCCAGCCCAGCGATCGCTGACTGGATATCGTAGGAGGATCGGACAATCTCGGTTGCTGATTCGCCGTACTTCACAGATAGGGCCAGAGCTTCGCGCCCCAGCGCCCCGAGCACATCCTTTTGCACATCGAGCGAGGCCACTTCACCCAGCGCCCGATCCATTTCGATGGCCGGGCCCAGAGCAGACTGGATCGCCATGCCGCCAGCTGCCAGCGTGGTTGCCCCCATCGCCATATTGCTCCAGCCCTGACGACCGGCCTTGCTGACCTTATCGATCTGGCTGTTGATGCCTTGCAGCGGCTTGGTGACCTGATCCACCAAGGCCACTTGCATCATCAATTTTTCCATCCAGGCCATAGGTCGTTATCCGTTGAATGCTTTGTCGATGCCCTCGGCCACGGCGGCAGCGTTGGACTCTCTTGCGTTTTTGTCTAACCAGATGGCGCGTGCCAGGCTGTCGATATCGTCATCTTCATGGGGCAGGTAGTGGCGCCGCAGCGCCAGCACCTGCTCCAGTTGGTTGCGCTCGATGGCCTCGGCGCGCGCCGTCAGTTTTTTACGGTGATTTCCAGATCAGGGGCGAACTCTTTGTTGATGGCGCCAGCCAGCTGCAAAGCTGCTCCCGGGCGCTTGAGCAGTTCATCGAGCGCCTCTTTGCTTTCCTGGCAGACGATCTTTTTCAGGTAGTTATGGGCCGGTGCCACCTTGTCGCTCGGCATCATGTCGTTGAGAAAGCCGTTATAGGCCACCATGGTGGGGGCGAACTTCAGCTCTTTACCGGCTACTTCAAGGGTGATAATCGGGTTTGCCATTAGTTGTTTCCTCTTGTTCAATCCAGTGGTTCAGGGTGTTGATTTGGGTTTGGCAGCGGCGCATTGCCGTCTGCATGGTGGGGATAAACCGCACGGCATCGCCGTAGGTCGTCCCCGTGAATTCAGGTTCCGGGCAGTGAGGCACCAGCCCCGGCGGCGGCAGCCGCTTGACCACCTTGGTTTGCACCACGGTTGTGGGCTGGCTGGAGCAGGCGCAGAGCGCCAACAGGCAGAGGCTCACTAGCGCAGTTCGGGCGGCCTTCCTGTGGCGTGGCCAAGGCTTGTTGCAGTTCATCGGCGGTCTTCCTGTTCAGTTGGTCGAGATCGGCCAAGGCGGCGTTCTGGTGTTTAAGCAGGGCGCGCAAGCCAGACTCCTGCAGCGAAAGAGCCCTGAACTCTTCGGCCATCTGCTGATTGGCCAGCTGCATGGTGCTGATGGTGCCGTTGGCATCTGCCAGCTCGCGGGTGCGCTTGTCGAGTACCTTGTTGCCAGCAAACAGGGCGACCAGCAGCGCCAGCACAAGTACGAACAGCACGTTGGAGAACAGCTCCTTGATGATGTTCATGCTTCCCCCATCGACAGCTGGGCCGGAGTGCCAACAGGCAGATCACCCACTGGCAGAGGCTCATTGATTGGCCAGCGATAGCCGGTGACGCGGGTCAGCGGGAATTCACGGATGTTCACTTCATCCCCCTGGTTGCCACCCAGCACCAGCAAGTTGCCAGAGGGTGACTGGCCGACCACGAATCCCACATGGCCGCCTCCGTCACGGCTGAACACCACCACACAGCCGAGCACCGGGCGTTCCAGTTTTTCGCCCCAGCCCAGATAGCTTTTGGCACTCTCGAAGCGGGTAGACTGGATGCCAACCCGTTCCAGGCAAGCGCCCACGAACGCCGCACACCATGGGGTTTCATCGTCTTTGATGCCGCCCCGCTTGATGGCTTTCCACATGTCCAGAATTTCCTGAGCATGCTTCGACCCTTTGATCTCTTTCAGGCCCAAGAACTTGCGAGCCTCGTCAATCCAGCGCAGAGCCATCAGCCCTCCTCCTTCTTGTTGAACACCAACTTGGCCCGCTCGCGGATGATGTCTACCCCGAGCAGCCCCACCACACCGCCGATGAATGGGGCCGCCTCATAGGGGACGCCGAGCAGGGTGGTACCGGATGCGGCGGCCAAGGTGATCAGGCCGCACATGGTTGATTCGATCAGACGGCGGCGCCCGCTGCCGCCGTCATAGGTGATGCGCATAAATGAAATGCTCAACGCCAGCAGAGCCCCGGAAACGGCGGGCCAGTTATCCATCAACCAGGCCAGCAGGGCGGCCCAGAGGGTGGGGTCTTTGTTTGGCATAGGGTTCATATCCCGTTCTCGTTATTGCCCGCGCCGTTCTGCGCGGCTCTTGCAGCTGACACACAGGCGCACACCCGGCACATGCTGGCGGCGCGCTTCCGGGATCGGGTCGCCGCACTCCTCGCAGTGGTGCAGGCTCTCGCCCTGGTGGTTGCTGCGGCCGATCTGGTTATTCAGCTGGGCCGCCAGCATCCGCTCGGCGTGTTGGGTGGCACGGTCGATCAGATCCATCCGTTAGCCCTTCAGGTGACGGGTGTCGTCGTCAGAGAGGTACGGCACGCCATTGATGTGAACGAAGTCGGGGGAGGTGACGAAGCCCTTGACCTTGTGCACCCCCTTGCTGCCCCCCTTGGGGTCTACATCCAGCAGGTCGGAGATCTGCAGCTTCACCCCGAAGGCCTCCACCTTCATCTTCTCGTCGCCGGTGTCTGCGTAGAACAGCACATCGTCCGGTTTCATCCCGCGCCAGCTACCGGCCCGCTTGGCCGCATCGCTCAGCAGGTTAAAGTTCTTGGAGTCGAGCTCGAACTCGCACTCGGCCGACACGTCGCCATCCACATAGCCATCAGGGATGCCACGGGTCTGGGCCACGGCGCTGTTGTCGGTGATGGAGAGGCTGGCCTTATCGACGTGCACCATGATGCCCATCAGTTCGGTATCGAAGCTCTGGCCTGAAATGCGTCTGGTCATGGGTTAGCCCTCCCCGTTGTTGAGGCTCAAATCGAGCATGATGTTGACGGTGATCCCCTTGGGGCAGTCCACGGTGCGCACCACCACGTAGATGGAGACCAAGTTCTTGGCCGTCCACTGGATGGTGATATCGCCATCCTTGGGTGAAGCGATATCGCCCGGGAACAGCTGGCCGTTGATGGTGACGGCCTTGGCCATCTCGCGCAGGTCTTTGCCGAAGTACATGATGGCGGCGGCGGTGCTGCCCGGTGTGGAGTTGAACGATCGATCGGCGACGCGGGCAATGGCGCGCAGGCGCATCCGGCGGGCCACCTTGTAGACCACCCGCAGGTTTTCGATCACCTGGTAGTCTCCGCCCTCGGCATCCAGGGTGCGGCCATCAGCCCAATAGATGCCGTCATAGTCCGGGTACCACATCGGCACCGAATAGCGGTTTTGTTCGAGGGTTTGCAGGGTGGCCAGCGGCAGCTCGGTGCCCTCTTTGTCCTTCGGCTTGTTGCCAAGGCCCACCATGGCACCGGTTTTCACCCGGGCTGGGCTGTCGGCGATGCTCACCGCTCGGTTGCACAGGCGACCGGCATAGGCCCCAGCGAGGTTGGGCCACAGCTGCGGCAGCAGGGTGACGGATTCCGCCTTGATGCCATCTTGCAGCGCGACCAGCTTGGCCTCGTATTCGCTCCAGTCCTGGCCGCCTTCGAGGGTAGTGACGATGCCCGCCACGACCAGCAGCATGAACTGCCAGCGACCCCACTTGGCGATCAGCTCCTGGTTGAGGGCGTGGGCGGCGTTGATTTTCGCCTCGTCCCACTCCTGACCCAGTACCACACAGCCCTCAAAGGATTGGGTTTTCTGGGCCTCACGAACGGCATCTTTCCAGTCCATGTCGGTGGGCAACACAAAGGCGGCGGCCGTCCAGTTCTGACCGGCGTTGACCATGGCAGCTTGCAGGTTGGTTTTCAGCTCGCTGTCGTCCTCGCCCAGCAGCTTGTCGAAGTCGCTTTGGGTGTTGAGCGAAAGCAGCTTGCCGGTGTTGGTCGGCGCGGAGCCGATGAACAGCAGGTGGCGCTCGACTTCCGTCACGGGCCCCTGCATCTGGTTCAAGTTGTTGATCTGTACATAAGGCCACATGGCGTTATTTCCTCTTCATCTCTTGCTTGTTGACGTCCCAGCCGTAGTTGATGCTTTGCAGGGCGCGGGCAAAGGCTTGCTCTCGTTGCTTGGTATTGGCGCCGAGGAACGGGCGGGCTGGCAGCTCAATCTCCCAGCTCTCTTTCACCGGCTCGTCCTTGAGCTTCTTGATCAGCAACCCCGCTTGCGCGTAGTTGAGATTGCCGGTTATCCAGCCGAGCGAGGCTGAGCGGTATGACTTCTTGCGCTTGCCTGGACGCTTGAATCCCAGTTCCCGCAGCTTGCGGGCCTGCGCCTTGCTGGCCTGCTTGTTCTTGCCGCCATCGCTGGAGGCGATACGGCGCCGACTGGCCGCTGTCACCTTGTAGGTGTGTCCCTTCTGGTGGGTGTTGGCGACGACCCCGGCGTGAACGTTCATCGCCCCTTTCTTGAATCCAAGCTCGGCCACATCCTGGCTGGGCTCATGGATCACCAGCAGCTTTGGCAGGCCGCGCAACATCTTGCGCTTGCCCCGTTTGCGGGGGGCCCAAGCATTGCCGTTGGGGTCTTGCTGCTGGCGAACGTTGCGGGCGGCCAGCTTCTTCATCTCGTTGGCAGCTCGCCACACCAGCCGCTGGCGCTTCTTTGGCGGCAGGGCCAGCAGGTTGAGCTGGTCTTTGCTGCGCTTGGTGTCGAGAGTGATGGTGATCATGACGGGTCACCGATCTGGTGATGGCCGGTGTCACCGACGTTCAGGTCGATATGGTCTGCCACCCAGATTTCATACGGGGCAACGTTCCAGCGTTTGCCCATCCAGTTGATGGGGCCGTTCTGGTGCTCGATGAGGCGCAGCGGCTCGGTAAAGGCGAGCTGGATCTCGAGATCGGCGGTCTTCTCATCGTTCGGGGTGACGGCGTATTCGGGATCGGCCAGCTCGAACTGTTCGCGAAACTCGTCATGCTCCTGCACCCAGGCGGCTACCGATGCCAGCACGATGGCCGGATCCAGTTCGCGAAACGGCAGTTGCTCGACGGTGAACACTGCCTGATAGGTGAGCCATGCCACATCCACCCCGGTGGGGCCCATGTTCTTTGGCTCCAGCCGGATGGTGCCGTTCTCCATCCAGCTATCCAGATGCTTGTGGCACTTGGCTGGCAGCACCCGCTGGATCTCGGCGTGGAGAGCATGGAGGAAATAGCCCTGGGCCTGCTGTTCGTTCATGCCTTCACTCATATCAAGGACACCCCCGCACGGCGCTTGCCCTTGATGCTGCGCACCAGTTGCTGACTCTCGGCCAGCAGCTGGGCGCGTTGGTCTGGTGAGCGCTCCACCTGGTTGTTTGCTGCGGCTCGCTCGGTGACGCTGGCGAACTCCGGTAAGAGGGCCGCCTTGGCGCGGGCAAACACGGCGGCCAGATACTGCTCGGTCAGCGCATTGGTGCCGCCCTCAAGGCTCGGCCCCGGCACATCGGCGGCGCTGACGTAGCCCTCGGCCATCAGTGCCGCCTGACGCATCGCCAGTTGCAGGTTGATTTCAGAGACGGCAGCCAGCAGTGCGGCGCCGGTGGTCTGTTGGTCGAGGTCGGCAGGCAGGGCGCGGCGGCGCTCGAAGTCGGCCACAGCCACATCAGGCCAAAACCCGTCATTGCGGATAGTGGCGGCGCTGTAGTCGATATCCTTGCCTGCAAACATGTCTGGACCCCTGTTGATGCTTGCCAATGTGAACACCACTTCCCCGATCACTCAGGTCGCCGATGACGCGGCGAGAAAAGGTGCACCCCAGAAGCCACGGATCACAGGATTCGGCGGTGGCCTTGCGGCTTGCCTATCCTCCCCGCCGGGGTGCGGTGGCGCGGAGAGTCTTATTGCTCCGGATTGAGCGCCCGCAGGCGCATGGCAATTTTTAGCAGCAGGGTGTTTACCCCCGCTTTGCGGTGCAGCTTCTCGGCCTGGAGCAGCCAGTGGGCTGCTTGTTCCAGGGTGGCGCTGTCACCCACTGCACTCGGGCGTGGCTGACCGTCCTGGTCGCGCAGCAGCAGGCAACCCGCAGCCTTGAACCACTTGGCGGTCAGCTTCTCGTTAAGGCGCCACTCGTTGCGTACCTTGTCGAATACCCGGGAGAACCAGGGCTCGACGGCGTGGCCTTCGGCGGCGTTCTTCTCGGCCCACTCCAGCACGGTGTCGGCCACGAAGGTGGCCCAGTCGCGCTTGAAGTTGTTCGGGGTGCGCTGTCCCTGCTTGATGGCGAGCTCGGCCCAGGCGATCCCTGTGTCGAAGTCGCCCACATCGAAGGCCCAGATCACCAGCCGTTGAAACAGCTCGTTCTGGTAGGACTGGCCGGACTCGGCCACGCTGGCCAGATACCGCTCCACATATGGGCGGTATTTGGGCATCAGCTCGTCGCGTTTCATGTTCACCCGATCCCCAATGCGGGCCAGCTTGCGCAGGCGAACGATGTCCTGTTCCAGGGCAATCATTTGCAGGTGCAGGCTGTCAGCCACCGCACCGGTGGCCACGCCAGTGCAGGCGGCCTGCGCGGCCCCCTGCATGGCTTGCACACGTTGCTTGTGGCGTTGACCCGGTGAACTCATGGTTTACGCACCTGCTTCTGCGGGAGCCGCAGGATCAGCACCGATCACGATGTCTGCCTCTTCAAAGCCGCCGTAGGCTTTGTGCTCGCCCAGGGCATAGCCTTCCATTCGCCAATACTGGTTATCGAAGCTCTTGCCGTCCTGGTTATCTTCTGCCTTGCGCTTGCGGGTACCGCGCTGGGTGTAGCAATGCAGGTTGTCCAGGGTGGTGACCACCATCCGCTTTCCCGGGAAGAACGGCGGGATCATCGCCTTGCGACCGGCGATGGACTTGGCCAGCTGCTGGGCGGCGATCTGTTCGCTCGGCTTGGTGGCTTCGCTGTAGAGCTTGGCCTGAGCTGCAGCCACCAGATCGGTGCCGACCAGCACCACCAGACGGGGGTCTTGCTGGAACAGCGGATCGATAGTGGTGTTGATCAGGTCGGAGGCCATTTCGTCCAGGGTCTTGTAATCGCCCTTGCCGTCCGGGTCGAAGTAGATCTTCTTGCCCGCTTCCGCCTTGATGATCTGGCTGCCACCGTTCCACTCGCGGGCGATCTGGTGCCAACCCTTGTTGACGTCTTCACCCAGCGGGTGCGTATCAGGGTCGGTGTTCTCTTCGGCAGAGACGCCGTTCCAGCCAACGCGCAGCATATCGAGAGCGAATGCTGTGTTGACGAACTCGCCAACCAGCTTGATGAACTCGCCTTCGCTACCGGCATTTGCCCAGGTGCAGAGGGTTGACCAGTCCAGAGATGCGCAGGAGTCCGTCTCGGTCAGCTCGTAGGTGTTGCCATCCACGCCGACCTTGCCCTTGAAGCGGCCGCCTTTTTTACGACCTGTATAGAGCTTGCCTACGCCGACCTGCACCACTTGGCCCTTGATCTGGTCTACGTCCAGACAGGTGATCATGCCGAGGAATTCGACGGAGGCGAGCAGGGCAGAGCGTAGGGTCGTCTCAATCGGCCCGGTGACGCTGAACTGTTTGTTCAGCTTGGTGATGTCGATGCCATAGGCTTTAGCCAGGGCATCGCAGTATTTGTTCAGGCGCTGTTCGGCCTGAACTGTCAGGGTTTGGCTCACTGAATGCTCCTTAGCAAATGTTATAGGTGGAGTCGTTACCGCCCAGTGGATCCGGGCGCTGGCCATCCACTTCAACGGAGAACTTGTCGATCTGGCCTTTCAGCTCGCCGACGGTGTTGGCCAGACTGGTGATGGCCTCGTCCAGCTTGCTGAACTGGTCGGCGGTGATATTGGCCTTGTCGCCTTCTACGTTCGGATCAGTCACCGGATCGGTCTTTACTTCCGGCTTGGCGCTGAATCCTTCGATCTTGGTGCCAAGGCCGTTGACGGCTCCCAGCAACTGGTCGAACTGTTCTTTGGTCATTTCCTCATCCTCTGGATGGCTGGGGGTTGGTTTGGTTTCCTGTTCACCATGGCTGGCCAAGAAGCTGAAAAACTTGGTGATCAGACCGTCGGCTTTTTCGTTCTTTGGCAGTTTGAAGGTGGAGAGATCCAGCGGCTCACTGGTGCCAATCAGGCGAGATTTGCCACTCTTGTCTTTGAACTTCAGGTGGGTGGTGCCGGTGCTGGCTGGTTCATCGGTAACGCCGAGGCCGCGCAGGTAGGTGCGGCCCAGATCGGCAAATTGCTCTTGCGGCTCGATGGAACAGAACTGGTATTGGCCAACCTGGTTGTAATAAACCAGATCACGGGTCGGGCTCAGGATGGCGAACAGCTTGAGCTTGCCATCCACGACTTCCGTCTTCAGTTCCTGTACATAGCCGAAGTTTGACCAGCGGTCGTGATCAGGCCAAATCAGTGCGGTGTAGTATTCCGGATCGTAGGTCTCGGCCATGTCAGTCAGCCAAGCGGCGGTAATCTCACGACCATCGACGGTTGTGCCTTCGGTGGCGATGCAGACCCAGCCAGTTCTCAAGGTTGATGTGTTCATGCCTGCTCCCAATTGATACGGGCTCAGGCTATCGGGTCGGCAAGGGGTATTCATCCGGTTGTGTTCAAGGCGATTCGGATCCATGGGGATATCCGAATCGCTTGGAACATCAGGGCGATAAGTGGGGGCGGGGGGCTGGCTATGATGGCGCCATCATTCACAAGATGGAGGCGCCGTGGCGTATCCCGAAGAGATCCGCAATGCTGCGCGGGGGCTTTATCTTAAGCGCTGGACACCCCAGGAGATCAAGGACGAACTTGGCCTTAACTCCTGCAGGGTAGTCTACTTCTGGGCCGAGAAGTACGGCTGGCGTGACCTGCTGACCGAAGAGGCAGTAGAGGATGCCATTGCCCGCCGCCTGCACTCTCTGCTGGGCCGAGAGAAAAAGACCGCCGAAGAGCTCGACGAAATCGACCGACTGGTCGGGCACCATGTCAGCCTCAAAGAGAAGGCCATCAAGTGGGCCGAGCGCCAGCAGGCGCTGACCGCTCGCCGTGAATCCGGTGATGAACCAACCCCCGACCGTTCCCCGCGCAGCAGGGGCGGGCAGGATGGCGGTGGCCGTAAAGGGAAGGGCGGCAAGAAGGCCAAGAACGAGATCGGCCACCTCACCGAGGCAGACTTTGCCGAGTGGCTTGGCACCCTGTTCGGCTATCAGCTGCGCTGCCGCGAGGCCAAGAACGACCCGGCACTGCCGCGCACCCGTAATATCCTGAAATCCCGTCAGGTCGGCATGACCTACTACTTCGCCGGTGAGGCGCTGGAAGATGCGGTACTGACCGGCGGCAACCAGATATTCCTGTCAGCCACCCGCGCCCAGGCTGAGGTGTTCCGCGCCTACATCTGCAAAATTGCCCAGACCTTCCTTGGTGTCACCCTGACCGGTAACCCCATCGTGCTGTCGAACGGGGCCGAGCTGCACTTCTGCTCGACCAACTCCAACAGTGCGCAGTCCCGCTCCGGTAACGTCTACATCGATGAGTACTTCTGGATCCCCAACTTCGAGAAGTTGTCGGACGTGGCCAGCGCCATGGCGACTCAGAGCCGCTGGCGCAAGACCTACTTCTCGACGCCATCGAGCAAGGTTCACGAGGCTTACCGGTTCTGGACGGGGGATCGCTGGAAGGGCCAGCGCCCGAGCCGGGTGGCCATCGATTTCCCTGGTGAAGATGATCTGCGCGACGGCGGCCGCATCTGCCCTGATCGGCAGTGGCGTTACGTCATTACCATCGAGGATGCCATTCGCCTGGGCTGCAACCTCATCGACATCGAGGAGCTGAAAGAGGAGTACCCCGAAGAGGTGTTCGATCGCCTCTACATGTGCCGCTTTATCGATGATGCCCTGTCGGTGTTCAAGTTCCAGGATATGGAGCGGGCAGGGGTGGACCCGAGCCGGTGGGAGGACTACAAGCCCGGGCGGCCTGACCCGTTCGGACGGCGCGAGGTGTGGATGGGTTACGACCCGAGCCGCACCCGCGACAACGCCACCCTTGTGGTGGTTGCCCCGCCCATGGTCGCCGGTGAGCGGTTCCGTGTGTTGGAGAAGCACTACTGGCGCGGGCTTAACTTCCAGTTTCAGGCGCAGGAGATCGAGCGCATCGCCAAGAAGTTCCGGGTCACCTATCTCGGGGTCGATGTCTCCGGCATCGGCTCCGGGGTGTTTGACCTGTTGAAGCCCATCTTCAAAGGGGTGTGCCACCCCATCAACTACAGCATCGAGAGCAAGTCGCGGCTGGTACTCAAGATGATCGATGTGGTGGAGGCGAACCGCATCGAGTGGGACGGCTCGGATCGGGATATCCCGCTGGCGTTCCTCGCCATCAAGCGCAGCACCACGGGCGGCGGCCAGATGACGTTCCGCGCCGCTCGTGACAACGTGACCGGACACGCTGATGTGTTTTTTGCCATCGCCCACGCCGTGGCCAACGAGCCGCTCGATACCAACCGCAAACGTAAATCCACCTGGGTAACCAGCCAGCAGAAGAAGGCAGCATGACCAAACGACAGCAAAAACAGGCCCCGCAGGTGGCCACCTCATCCCCACGGCCATCTGTGGTGTTCAGCATGCCAGAGGCCATCGACCCCACGGCATGGATGACCGATTACACCGGGGTGTTCTTCAACCCCTACGGGGAATATTACCAGCCGCCCATCGACCGCAAGGGGCTGGCCAAGGTGGCACGGGCGAACGCTCACCACGGGGCGATCCTGATGGCGCGCCGCAATATGGTAGCGGGTCGTTTTACCACACAGCGCAATGTCATCACTGCCTACGTGCACAACTACCTGCAGTTCGGTGACGGTGGCCTGCTCAAGATCCGCAATGCCTTCGGTCAGGTGGTCGCCCTGCATCCGCTCTCCAGCGTTTATCTGCGCCGCCGTGCTGATGGGTGTTTTGTCTACCTGCAGCAGGGCAAGCCGAACCTGATTTACCGACCGGAGGATGTGATTTGGTTGGCCCAGTACGACCCCGAGCAGCAGGTCTATGGCATGCCCGACTATCTGGGCGGCTTGCAGTCGGCCCTGCTCAACCAGGATGCAACCCTGTTCCGCCGCAAATACTTTCTCAACGGTGCCCACATGGGGTTCATCTTCTACGCCACTGACCCTGACATGGACGACGACACCGAGGAAGAGATGAAGGAGATGATCGCCAGCAGCAAGGGAGTTGGGAATTTCCGCTCGATGTTCGTCAACATTCCTAACGGCAAGCCGGACGGCATCAAGCTGATCCCGGTGGGGGATATCGCGACCAAAGACGAGTTCGCAGCCATCAAGGGGATCACCGCCCAGGATGTGCTGACGGCGCACCGGTACCCGCCCGCGCTGGCCGGTATCATCCCGACGAATGGCGGCGGCGGCTTGGGTGACCCCGAGAAGTATGACGCCACCTATGCCCGCAACGAGGTGCTGCCGCTGTGCGAACTGGTGCAGGACTCCATCAACAGTGCCGGGCTGCCCCGTGCGCTGTGGGTCGATTTTCGGGAAACTATCGGGTCAGCTGTATAAAAAACCAGTCCTTTTGGGGTAAGATGCAATCTATTGATTGAATGTTTGATTTATCGGGAGGGGTGATGCGGGTGTATTGCAAAGTGTGTGGCCAACGGGGCCGCATTACCAAAACCAACAAGTTGAGCGATGACGTCTCTGATCTGTATTGCCAGTGCACTGATGCCGAGTGCGGCCACTCCTGGGTGGCGTGTCTGTCGTTCACTCACACATTGAGCCCGTCAGCCAAGACGGCGAACCAGCTGGTGCTGAGCTTGATGGGGTCGCTGACACCAGAGGGGCGGCAGATGGTACTGGAAGGACTGGGGGCGCAATAGCGCCCCCTTTAATCTCTTAATCCCTGCTCTGGTCGTGCTCTGTCACGACTCTTTTTTTGTGGTCTCTTTATACTGCATCAGCTGTTCACCCAGATCGCAGAGGGTGATGATGGCGCCGCACATCCCCTCCCTGTCTTCAACTTTCAGATCGGGTGTCACTCTCGCTATCTGCCTGATAGAACTCAATATCTCGTTGCATACCGCTTGCACTTCATTACCTCCAACTGGTTAGACCATCGCATTTTATCTGACCTCTATTTGCATATGTGAAAATGTTCAGCTTGAGTTATGCATATATGAATAAAAACCCTGTCAGATCTATCAATTGACAGAAAGAGCGCGGGGGTCATGCAGTATGAGGCCCATAAATGAGCAAGAAGCCGACCCCTGAAAGTATTGCCCGCGACTATGTGATCGCAGCAAAATCCGCAGTAGCAAAACTGATGGAGCGCAACGACCTGAGCCAGTCCGATGTGTCACGCATCACTGGCCGTTCTCAGGCGGCGGTTTCACGCTGGCTGGATCCTGAAAACTCCCAGTTTTTTGACCTGCACCACTATGCCCTGTTGTGCATTCACCTGCGGGTACCCCCTGCAGTAATCCTTCCACCCGCCGACTGGACAGAAGGCTCTTATCAAGCCGTACTAAAGCAGCTCATCAAATTGCCAGAGCGGGATCTGGTTTTCCTTTTGGCTGTGCGTGAGCTGGCCAGCGGCACCTATGGCAAAAAGTAAAAGCCCCCGTGATGGTGGCTTTGGTTATTCACAGCGCCAGTGTCTTGTCGCCCTTGGTGTGCCAGCACTCCTGCTGTCCGGTGAATGCTCCGCCGCATCCGGTCGGCAGTTGGCATTCGCAGTGCTGGCAGGTTTTCGTTTTCAGCTCGGCCTCCTGCTCCAGCCACTTCTCCCAGTCTCGCCTGATCAGGGTGCTGATGTACTCATCTGCTGAATATGGCTCACCGCTGCCAGCCCGGGCTATGCGTAGGTGGTCTAGCTGCTGGCGCTCCCGTTCAGAGAGGGCCACCTCTACCCGCTTGATACCGAGAGCCGCCCGTCTGGCCCGCTGGGCCTGCTTGCGTTTGGTGGCATCATTCATCCCTTGCCCCCTTCTGCCTTCCCCATCCGCAACGGCGCCACAAGTCCGGAATGACGACCAGATAAAATATCACGTGGCCGATCAGCCATATGATGCCGAGCGGGTCTATGTGGTCGCTCATGCCGTGCCCTCCCTGACTATCATCGCATCCTGCTTTGCCCACCCCCGCCAGCTGGCTATCGTGGTCTCGGTCTCTGGCAGGTCAACTGCCGGATGGCGGTACACCACATTGGTGACGGTGCCGCGGTCGTTCTGCTTGGTGGCCGTCACTTCCCTGGTGGTACCGAAGCGGGTGATCACGTCACCCGGTACCGGATTTTTGCGGGGGTCTCTCATGCCGCCCCCCCAACCATGCCGTAGCCGTTGATCGCTGCCTGCAACCGCTGATAGATAGCGCTGACATAGCGGGCCTGATGCTTGGCATCATCCAGTGCACGATGGGCCACACCCTCGAATGGCATGTCTTTTTTCGGGTCAAAGCCCAGAAGGTCACGCCCGATATCAACAACGGTGCGCACATCCCGATCCTTAAATCCGTTCCAGTAGCCAATAAAACGCACTTTGTTCACCGCATCATAGGCGCTGGCCATGATGGTGCAGTCAAATCCAGCACCGTTACCCCATACACAGGGGCGCTTGCCTTCTTGCATCAGCCACTCCTGAAACTTTTGCAGTGCCTGGAGAAGCGCCATCCGCTTATCGCCATCTACGTTATAGGCAATGGCCGCGCGTGCTTCATCACTCTGCCCCAGCCACCACAGCACGGTGTCAGGGTCTATCTCCCCAAACCTTGCGCTATCTCGTAAGTCGATATGCGCCTCGAACTCGGCGCCCAGTTCACCGGTCATCGGGTCAAAGAACACGGCCCCGATGGTGACGATGGCCGCGCGGTGGCCTTTGCCCATGGTTTCCAGATCCAGCATTACGTTATTCATGATTACTCTCCGGCTTCGATTTGACGGTGGTCAGCCACTACCTGGTGCAGGGCTGGCTTGTATGTTTTGTTGAGCTGTTCGGCGGCGCCCGGGTTGGCTCGGTCTATTTGGCTGCCCGGTGAGATAAAGAGGGTGCGGCCGGTGACGGCGCAGCGGATGGTGCCGCTCTGGTCGATGGCCACGGGGGTTAGCCCGTCCACGATATGGCGGCGGCCAATAGTGCGGCCATCAGTTGAGCGCACCGGCACTGTGGGGCGGTTGGCGCTGGCCTGAAACGGGTTCGGCACATCTGGGGCGATGGACGGCAGGGCCAGCTGTGCGGGGCGAGGGTGGCGGCGGCGCAAGATGGCGCAGGCCACGGACTGCTGTTTGCCCTTGAGCATCCCCACCCACTGGCTGATTTCGTTGGCTGGCCAGCGCTGCTGCAGGATGCAGGTCACCCGATTATCCAGGCGGCGGTATTCTTCGCGGCTGACGGTCTTGGCGCTGGCGCCCTGGTGATGGTTGTTCATGTTTTTCACCTAACCGGCTGTTGAGTGAACTGGGAAAGGGAAATCAACGACACATAGCGTGGCACCTACTTCCTCGACCGCTTGGCAAAAATCGTAGCTATCGCGGCTGTCCATCAGCTTGCCTATCTCAGCATCCATTGAGCTGTCGTACAGGACGATCTGTGGGTCTCCGATGGTGAATGAGCCGATCCTCTTTGATGGGCACTCAGCCAGCACCGCCTCCAGCTTCGCTATCCACTGCTTCTCTGCAGCTGTCAGTTTCTTTATCTTCTTGGCCACGGTCATACCTCCCACGCTTGTTCGCTGTAGTCGTTCTGTTCCTGCATCCACTCCGGGGTGTCCAGCACCTCCAGCACCCGCCACATCTCGGACTGATAGGGCTCCGGCAGCATCTCGATCCAGCGGTGCGCCCCGGCGTGGCCTTGTGCCTGGTAAACCTTGCCGCACAGTTCAACCAGCATTGGCCAATCCTGATCCCCCGCGGGCACTGCGTACTCATCCGGCTGGCCCTGTTCGGCTGGCCGCTGGCCCTCTGGCTGCCAATCCGGCTCGCTCGGGAGGGCGCGGGCGGTCTGCACCTGTCCGTTCTCCAGCCAGAGAGTGAACCCGTCGGCGCGGACGTTGCCGCCTTCCCGCAAACGGCCGATAGAGAAGGGTGATAAACCCCATTGCTCTGCCATTAACTGATCCGCGTACGCCTCAGGATCCGGCTGCGTACAGTTATTGTCAGAGCTCCAAGGTGCCGGGCTGTCGCCCGTCTTAACCCCAACACCCCCAGCCGAAACTCTGGCGGCTTTGGTGGCCTCATAGGTGCCTGCTGGTACCACTTCCCACCCTTGCAGGCGGGTCTTGATACCCAAGCGAGCGGTGTGTAATCCCATCAGGCGCTTGATGTCTTCGCCGTAACTGTTGGCCTGCTCTTCGATGAGGTGGGCCAGCTTGATGGGGTGCTCGGAGCGGGTCGCCAGTGCGCCGCCCATGGCTTCGAGGTAGCAACGAAAGATGGCGTTATCGGCGGCATAGCGGGCTGCTTCAAAGCGCGGGTCTTGCAACACCGGCTTGGGTGGCCCCACCAGATCGCCATTCTTCTTGGCGTTGCTGATGCGGCGCAGCTCTCGCCAGACCCCGACCGGGGCGCCGCCGATCTGCTGGAAGGTGCGGATCCCCCACCAACTGGCCCACGCGCAGGCATGCAGCGCGCCTTGGTCGGCAGGGGTGTTTGCTTCTTCGTCGTCACCGACATAAGCGCCGTCGATATTTTTTGCGATGTATTTGGCGAGATAGCCGGTTGCATCACCCTTGGTCGGGTCGATCATCTTCCAGTCGAACCGAGGCGTGATATCGGTATAGGTGGGGGCGGCCATGGGTACCCGCACCAGCTCGCTCTTGTCGTCGGTCAGTGCGTAGTGCTGCAAGGTGCTGATCACCTTGTTGCGATCGCTCGGGCGCATAAACAGCAGCATGTGCCAGTGCGGGGTTCCGTCATGGTGCGGCTCGCATACCCGAAAACCATAAACGGGTGTTCCGTTTCGCTTTAGTGCGGCGCGGGTCAGGCTCCACAGCTTGGCAAGGTATGAGCAGGTCTCACGCGGGGTAGCCCCTTCATAATTTTTGTTATCAACAGTCTTGCCGTTGCGGCCGGTCTTCCAGGCGTGAAATTTGCTCGGGGCGGTCCAGGTGAAGAACACGCCCACATGGCCCTGCTGCTCGGCGTAGTCTTCAAAGCCACGCATGCGGGTCATCATCTCGTTACGGCGGTTGATTGGGTTGGAGATGCTGGCCTCCCAGCAATCCTTCATCGAGATCACCAGATCATGCTGGCCGTTCATCACTTCCGACTCGGCCAGCCAGCGCATCATGGCCCGCTTGCGCTCGCGCACCACCTTCATGGTGGCGTTCGAGACGTAGGCAGAAACGCCCTTGCGCACCTTGCCCAGCAGAATGGCGATGTGCTCCTGTAGCCGATCCCAGCAGCGGTTCACCCGCTTCTCCCACCACTTGGCAGAGAGCAGGCGCACCATCACGCTCAAGATCCAGTTATCCCGCGCCTCTTTGGTTTGGAATTTCGGTATCTTGCCGATGAATCCCCACTGGTCGGCAGGCTGCTTGATGGCCTCCCATGTCTCCATCAGATCCAGTTCACCGGCAGTTGCGCCCTGCTCGATGTTCTTCCATATCGCTGCTGTCTGGTTGGCGAACTGGTGGGCAACCCGCTTGCGGCCGTCATCATCGCGCAGGTGTTGAGCATCGACCGGCAGCGCCATTACCAGAGAGCGAACCCACTTCACCCGCTCCCGCAACCAGATGTTGGCGCTGCGGCAGTTGCTAGCGGTGCCATCTTTGCGTCTGCGCACGTACTGCTTGAACAGCACCTGGGTAAATTGCTGAGAGAGGCCATCGAGTAGCTGCACCGCCCATACCAGATCGTATTCACCAGGGGCACCGACAAAGGCGGACTCTAGTTTGGTGCCCGGCATCGAGTTGGCGAGCGCATCGATGCGCGACCGCAGGGCCTTTTTAGACAGCGGCAGCTGGTTTAGCTTTGGCGTTGGCAGGCGAGAGATGGCAAAACCAAGTTGGCCAGCCTCGGCGGCTGGCCCTTTGTCGTTCTGGTTGGTCATTGGAGATTGTTATCCGACAGTTCTTTGATGTTGCTTCTGCAGGACGCCAGCGCTCTGCTGGCATGATTCATCATCTTCCTGGCTGCTGCGCACTGGCGCAGGGTCAGGGTGATGCTGTTATGCGGGCGCGGTGAGAAGCGGCGCATCTCCAGCAGGTTGCGCTGGTAGTAGCGCAGGCGGGCGGCGTCATCGAGCATGGTTTCGCGCCATCTATCGACGCGGGTTTGCAATTCAGAGATCAGGCGGTAGCTCATCTGATGGTCTCCCCCAGTCCGTGGAGCGGCTCGGCAAAAGCCCACCACTCTGCTATTTCTCTTGCCAGAGCAACCTCACCGCCACCCAGAGCAAGCCAGTACACGGCGCTGATGGCGCCCAGAGCCAGCAGCTCTTTGGTCACTTGGCGGTTGCGCATGGCATCGCTACCGGCGCTGATGAATTCGCCCATGGCAACTTCCCAGTGCTTGGTCAGCTGGCTAACCGGAGCAGGTGCTTGCAGATGTGCGGGGCCTGCTTCGCAGTTGCCCAACTCATCAACGGGCGGCTCCAGTTCAAACAGGTCACTCATTCCTCGTCCCCCATCACTGAGTCGTCATCGAGCAGATCCGCTGGGCGGCTGGTCACGACCAGCTGCACCTGGATGTATTCATTCCCCGAGTAGAGATCGCCCAGGGCGATCCTGTTTTCCTGTTCGCCACTGGCCAACAGCTCGGTGAGCAGCGGCAGCACGGCCTGTTCTGCGCGCTTGGCGATATGGATTGCATCGATGCTCATGCTTCAGTCTCCTCGATAACTCTCAGTCCACAGGTGGCACAGCGCACCACCTCAACCCCACAACCAACTGTTTCAACCACCACCTCGTCATGGTCTAGGTGATCGTCACATCGCGGGCAGTAGTAGGTGCTCATGCGCCAGCCCTCCCGCTCATGGAGCGAAACACGGTGAGCCAGCGCAGCTGGCGGCGGGCCTGTTCGCGCATATTGCGGCCCTCTGGGCCGCGCTTGGTGTTGTAGGTGTTCGCTTTGATGCGATGCGGCAGCTCGGCCAAATCGGCCAAGGCCGCTTGCTGAGTGATGGGGTGAAACAGCTTTTTCATGCCACCCCCTCGATGATGCGGATTGAGCCAGAGGTCAGACGCTCCATGCGGGCATACCCGTTCTGGCCGCGCAGCCAAGTGGTGCCGCAGTTGGTGTAACCCTGCTGCACCAGATAGGCGCTGGCGGCCCGGATGTTCGGAACGGTGTGGCGAGTGATAACGGCGGCCATGGTCATGCCCCCTGCTGCTGGTTGGCATTGATGCCTGTCAGCAACCACTGGCTGTACTGGGTCAGCCCTGGATGGTTGGCGATCAGCAAGAACAGGCCACCGCCGATCTCGCGGTATCCCAGCTCGTAGTTCTTGAGCGTGGTGGGCGGAATGCCCAGCACGTCGGCAAACTTCGGGCGGCTCAGGTTCAACAGCTCCCGCAACTGGCGAAGGCGCTTGGCGGCGCGGTGGTTCAGCAGGTTGATCTCGGTCATGTCAGGCTCCTTGTGAAGTGGTGCAGGGGGTGATGCAACTGAACAGGGAGGCCCATGCCAGCGCAGTGGAGCGCTCGATAAGCGCCACACCGTCCGGATGTTGGCTAAGACGGGAGCCATAACGGCCCGCAAGCTTGCGTTGTTGGATTCGAAGGTTGCGCATAGCGCAGGGGATCGCTAAAGTTTGCATGTCGATTCGTCCTATGGATTGATTAATGAAGGCCCGCTTGGAGTTGCTGCTCCGTTAAGCGGGCTTTTTATTGCCCGATTGCTCGCGGTCCTTGTTGGCTCATCGCGATGCCCGCCGCAATGGCGCGCCGTTGTTGCAGCCGTGCTGCCCGTTCCTTCTTTAGTCTTTCGATATCTCCTGTTGGGGTGGCCACCGGTGCCGGATGCCACACCTTGCTGTCACAGCCGCAACGAAACTCCCCCTGATAATCCAGCTCCAGCACGGCCAGGCGGATCGCCTCGCGCTGCGCATGGGGCAGGCTGGACAGGGTTGCAGTCATCAGCTGGCCGCGTGGCTGGCGGGCGATGGTGCAGATGGCCGCCTTTTTGGCTGCGCTGATGGCCAGCCAGTCGGCGTCCAGACTGGAACGTGTCTTGCCGAACATCTCGCGCAGCAGCATGCAGCCCGCTGTGTTCATGGCCACTTGCTCTGTTGGCGTCAGGCCAGCCAGATTGCGTTCTTCATGGTTGATGTGTTGCTGTTGCATGGGTTTCCCCTTACATGGTCATGGTTTGCATCAGGATGTCTGATGCGCAGGCGACAGTCGGCACAGCCTGAAAGCGAGCCTCGATGTCGTGGATAAGCAGTGCCAACGACCCCATTGCAGAGGTGGCCACACTGACGATGGTGTTGCGTTCTGTGCGCGATACACGTCCCCGCTCGGCCAGCTCCAGCGCCCGCTGGCCAATGCTGGCCACCTTGGCATTGAGGTCGATCGCTTGATGGGGGAGGGATGGCGCACGTTCAGCGTTTGGAATGGCGATGGCGGTCAGCCCGCATTCCAGCAGCATGCCGTCGAACAGGGTCTCGTCCCCGTCGGTGGCGTGGTGCAGCGCGATGAGATCGGCCACGGTCAGCTGGTGCGGCTGGTCAGGGTTGAGTTTGTTTCTCAGCACCTGGGCATCAATGCCAGCCGCCGCCGCGACCTTGCTGATCACGTGGCTGGAGGTAAATCTGCTGCATGCAGATTCAAAGTGCGGATGTTTGCAGTCGTCACCGATAAACATGGTTCTCTCTCCATTGAGTGCCATAGTTATCAGGAGATTGCTGGCTGGTACGCCGCTGCGGCTGCTTGTTGGTACAGCGCGACCATGTTGATCAGTACGCGGTGCTTTGGACCAGCCTTTGGCATGATCTGCAGTTCACCTCGTTGAACCATCTTTTTTACTTGGCCAACAGGAAGGCCAGAGTCTGCGGCATAGCGCTCGATGGTTTTAACCGGTGTGTCGATCTTGAGTGCAATCTCTGACATGATAGATCCCCTTAAACGTTGCTCGATACGGCTCGATATAACTCTTAAGCCACAATTCAACTCTACAAAGCGAATTGTTGATCTAAAAAGTTACTCGGTCAAGCCTTAAGGGTATTCATTGTTCAATAAAGTTCTATAAGGTGCTTTATGACTACGGAGAGAACTTTGAAAGTTGATTTCGACCAGTCATCTTTCGTGGATCGACTTAAAAAAGTGATTGGCAATGAGCCCCTTCGATCATTTGCTCGAAGAGCTGACATGAGCGATAGCGGTGTCAAACGTTATTTGAATGAAGGAACTGTTCCTCCTATCGATCGCGCTTTAAATCTGGCGCGTGCAGGAGGTGTGACGTTTGACTGGCTGGTGTTTGGGATCGGCGATGCGGCTAACCATCCTCGGGTAAGTCAGACCAATGAGGCTATCTCAGACACACAAGGCTCCTATCTTGCTGATGAGTTCACCACCATTCCTGCCTATCAGGTGTTTGCGAGTGCAGGCCATGGCGCCACTATCACGGATGAGCCGTTGGCCGAGCCGATGGCCTTCCGTTCTGACTGGCTACGCCGTGAAGGGTTCGACCCCGCAAAGATGGCGGTTATCCGCGCCAAGGGCGACAGCATGGAGCCGACCATCAATGACGGTGATGTGATCCTTATCCGCTTGAAGAATGGGGAAGCGCCGCGCGATGGCCTCTATGTGTTGCGCCTATCTGATGGCCTTTTCGTTAAGCGGCTGCAATTCGATCTCGGCGGGGTTCGTATCATCTCTGACAACCCGCTGTATAAATCCCGTGACCTGAGCAAGGAAGAACTGGCCGAGTTGGATCTGGTTGGTCGTGTGGTCTGGGCGGGCAAAAAGTTTTAAGGAGTTCACATGCTTTCGTTGATGGCTGCCTTGGCGGCCCTTTTGTGTTTGTTGCTGACTGTTGCCGGGTCGTTCAAACCTGCGTTGCTTGGCCAGAAGCGCCGCCTGAATGCGTTTTTTATCGGCCTCTATGGCGCTCTCGGGTTCTTGATTCTCGGCATGGTATCGGATGGCCAGATCGAGCTGGCTGGCGGGCTGGTGCTGTTGGCCTTGCTGGCGGCTGCTCATAGCATCCTGTTGTTCATCAGCCATTCGCGGGCCATGCTCAAGATGAGCAAAGAGGAACGGGCACAGGTTCACCCAGGTAAAGCCGCTGCCTGGGTTGTGCTGTTGTTCCTTGCTGCTGGCACAGGCGCTTGGCTATCTCGGCCTACTCCGCTCGATGCCCCCATGCCGCCGACAGCGAGTGCGAGTGAACGGCGCGAGCAACAACCATCCGAGCAGCACCCCGTCACGGCACCGAGAGCACTGTCACTCGCTGAGCAGTGCAGACTGGAGCAGGATATCTATCAGCAGATGAATCAGGTCACTGACGGGGTGATGGCGCGCTTTGGCGGTTTGCTCGATGGCCAGCAGATCGACTATCACCAGTTCGCAGAGTACCGGTTCAGCACTGTCACTCCGGCGATATCTGCGGCCAGCGATTCGATGAACGGCCTTCGTACCAGCCATATGGATGAGGATGTGGTTATCCGGCATGCGGCATCCCTAGTGCAACGAACCTATTCGTTTGTTGGCCAGCTCTATACCGCCGCCAGAACTGGCGATGATGTTGCGTTGAAGTCAGCGCGTGACCAGCTGGCGCAGGCCGTTGCATCCCACAAACAAGCCCTGGCGGTGTGCGGTCATGTCGGTTCGTAAAACAGATCACAAAACCAAACCATGGTTGTCCGAGATTTACCCAGATGGTCGTGATGGGCCACGCAAGCGCAAGCGCTTTGCCACAAAAGGGGAGGCCTTGGCGTGGGAGTCTCACATGCTCACCGCCAAGCCATGGCAGGCAAAGGAAGAGGATGCAGGGGATCAGCGGCGCCTATCTGATCTTGTCTCTGCATGGTTTGGGCGGCACGGTCAGACACTGGCGGATGGCGAACGGCGGCGCGACAAGCTGGTTTGGCTGTGCGAGGCGCTGGATAACCCGCTGGCCAGCGAGTTTACCTCCGAGATGTTCTCGGCATACCGCGAGCGGCGGCTGGCCGGTGAGCTCTATGTACCAGGGCAGCGCAAGCAGGTAACCCCGACAACAATCAACCGCGAGCAGCTATACCTGCAAGCGGTGTTCAACGAGCTGGCCCGCCTCGGGGTCTGGCACGGCGGCAACCCGCTTTCTGATTTGCGTCAGTACAAAGTGCAAGAGAGCGAGCTGGCTTATCTTTCCCAGGATGAGATCGAGCAGTTGCTCGATGCCTGCAAGGGGCTGCGGGATCTGTGGCTGGTCGTCATGCTTTGCCTTTCGACCGGTGCGCGCTGGAGTGAGATCGAGAAGTTGACGCGCTCCCAAGTTGGCATGGGGCGGATCACATTCACAAAGACAAAGGGCAAGCGTAACCGGACGGTCCCTGTCGCCCCCTGGCTTTTGGCTATGTTGCCCAAGCGAACTGGCAGACTGTTTGATGATTGCTATGCAGAGTTTGAAAAGGCCATCCGGCGAGCAGGTATCAAGCTGCCTGCTGGCCAGAGCACCCACGTTCTGCGGCACACCTTCGCCAGCCACTTCATGATGAATGGTGGCAACATTCTGGTGTTGCAGCGAATCCTCGGCCACACGGATATCAAGATGACCATGAGATACAGCCACTTTGCCCCCGATCATCTGGAAGATGCTGTACGGCTTAACCCCATCACAGCCCTAAAAAGTGGCGACAAAGTGGCGGCAGAGGCGGCCCACCATGACCCACTATGACCCGCCATGAACTTGTAAATATCTGTTTTTGGCGTAATTCATTGATATTTAATGGCTATGGTTGGATTCAAAATCCGCCGTAGCAATACGTGTCGGTTCGAGTCCGACCCCGGGCACCATCAGATTCCATGACAAAAGGCCATCCTCGCGGATGGCCTTTTGTTTTTCCGGGCGGTGCGAAGAGGTGTAC